AAAGGGTTTGTAAAAAGAGAACTAGAAAAATTACCAGTTTCTTTTCAAAGAGGTCTTGCAGAGGCTTTATTAAACCCATTAGAGTTTAAAGGTACTGCTAAAAAGATATATAGAAGACCTAATAAGGAACAACTTGAGGCAAAAAAATTAATTAAGAGTTATTTTGATGATGGAAGACAAGTCGAAAAAGTAGGTAGAAAGGTATTCATCCCATAATGAATATTAATACTCAAAACATATCTAAGGCTGAAGAGATATTTGAGTTAGCAAAGAACGATATGCTTAGTTTTGGCAAATTGTTTCTTCCTGATGACTTTATGCGTTCTGAAACTCCGTGGTTTCACTATGAACTAGCTGATGACATTATGAATCACGATAAAAAGCAGTTAGCTATTATTATGCCTCGTGGTCACGGTAAAACAGTCCTTACCAAGTGTGATTTGCTATGGTCATTCTGTTTTGCCAAAAAAGAGGACCCTTTGTTCTATGGTTGGGTATCTGCTACTCAAAAACTGGCTTCAGGTAATATGGATTATGTAAAGACCCATTTAGAGTTCAATGAAAAGATAAAATATTATTTTGGACCACAAAAAGGGCGTAAATGGACTGAAGAGGACATAGAATTACAAAATGGTTGTAAACTTCTTTCGAAATCAAATGTATCGGGTATTCGTGGAGGAGCTAAACTGCATAAACGATACGATCTAATTATATTGGATGACTTTGAAGATGAGAATAATACACTTACTCCAGAAGCTAGAGCAAAGAACGGAAACCTTATCACTGCGGTTGTTTATCCTGCTTTGGAGCCTCATACTGGGAGGCTTAGGATTAACGGTACTCCTGTTCACTATGATTCTTTTATCAATAACCTAATTACCAATAGCGAACAAGCTAAAAAGGAAGGTAAGGAGGATTTTGCTTGGGATGTGAGGTTGTATAAGGCGATAGACGATAAAGGTAATTCATTATGGCAAAGTTGGTTCCCTAAAGAAAAGCTTGAAGAGAAAAAGAAGTTCTATAGGGATAGTGGGATGCCAAACAAATTCTATCAAGAGTATATGATGCAGGTCCAGAGTGAAGAGGATTCCATATTCAACTCTAGGCATATTAAATACTGGGAAGGTCACTACGAATGGAACGAAGACCATCAACTTGGATACATATGGCACGATGACCAGTTAAAACCTGTTCAAACCTTTGTTGGGGTAGACCCTGCAACAGATGTCAATAGAAGAGGTGCTGACTATAGTGTTTTATTAGTAGTAGCAGTGGACCAAGACAATTCTATATATGTATTAGACTATATTAGGCAAAGAGACCTTACAGTAATGTCAATTGTAGGAGAAGATAAACCTGGTATCGTTGATTATATGTTTGATTTAGCTCATAAATATCATCCTTTACTTCAAGTAGTTGAAGACACTACAATGTCACGACCAATTTTTCAATCTTTACGCTCAGAATCAATGAGGAGAAATGACTTTACTGTCAAGTGGAAAGAAGAAAAGCCAGGAACTAGAATGAGTAAAAGAGATAGGATTCAAGAAGTACTTCAACAAAGATTTGCCATAGGTCAAGTATATATGAAAAAAAATCATTACGACTTACACCACGAAATTGTTACATTTGGGAACCGTATGGCGCATGATGACACCATTGATGCGCTTGCATACGCTTGCAAATACGCAACTCCTCCTCGTAGCCTCGTCAAAGAAAACGGTATTTACCGTAAGAACTCTAGATCCCGTCCTAAAAATTGGGTATTGGCTTAATGGCTAGGAAAAGAGATAAAAGAGCAGATAGAGTTAGAAAGCTTTTCAACGCTATCAATGATTCTCGTAGACAAGATTGGGAAACAATCAACCAAGAGGGTCACGATTTTTATTTAGACAATCAAATTTCTCAAGAGGATGTTGAGGCTCTCAGGGATCAGGGTATGCCAACCTTTACAGTCAATAGAATAATCCCTGTAGTAGAAATGCTTAACTACTATGCGACTTCCAACACTCCAAGATGGCAAGCAGTTGGAACAGAGGCATCTGATAGTGATGTCGCAGCAGTCTTCTCTGATGTAGCAGATTATATTTGGAATCTATCTGAGTGTCAGACCTTATATTCAAATACAATTAACGATGCGATAACCAAATCGCTTGGCTTTCTTCAAGTTTGCGTAGACCCTAATATGGATAATGGAATGGGTGAGGTAGTTATTCAGCAACCAGACCCATTTGATGTTTATATAGACCCTAAATCAAGAGACCCATTATTTAGAGACGCTTCTTACATAATGATTCGAAAGGTTCTTCCAAAAGCGCAGTTATTAAAACTTTATCCTGAGTATGAATCAAAGATAAAGAAATCCTCTTCCACAGAATCCACAGAATACAATTACACAGATAAACCTGAATTCTCTGCTGATTTTCAGTATAAAGAAATCACTACTGGATACGATGAAGAGGGTAAAGAAAGTCCAATGGTGGAATATTTTGAGGTTTACGAAAGAGAAAAGGTAAAGTTTTGCAATGTATTCTATCAAAGGATACCAAGTCCAGAGCAAGTTCAACAAGTAAAGAAACAAGTTGATACACAAATAGCTGAAGCTAGTGCAGAAATGGAAGTTCAATTGGCAGAGCTTCAGAAAAAATTACAAGAAGGCGTTCAAAGTGGTGATGTTCTACCTGAGAGAATGGAGTTAGAGTTACAAAAAGCAGTTCAGAATAATGAAGCGCAATTAGCAACTATGAGTCAGCAATTGATGGCTGAAGCTCAAAAAGAAATGTCTGTTATAGAAAACAAGATAGTCACTGCAGAAGAATACAATGCAATCAAGAAAGACCCAGAGTTCTCAAAAATGATAGTGGACCACGTTTTCTTCTATAGGACTCAAATAAAATTATTAAAAGTCTCAGGAGATGTAACTCTATCAGAGGATATACTTCCTTCTGAGCATTATCCGTTGGTTCCTTTTATGTACAAGTGGACAGGAACACCTTTCGCAATGAGCGCAGTTGCACCTTTGGTTGGTAAACAGCAAGAAATCAACAAAGCTCATCAGCTTATGATACACAACGCCTCATTAGGCAGTTCCTTACGCTGGATGTACCAAGAGGGTTCTATTGATACTGCTTATTGGGAGAAGTTTGCAACCGCACCTGGGGCATTGTTGCCAGTCAATCAAGGTTTTGAAAGCCCAAAAGAGGTTATGCCTGCTCAATTGTCATCTGCTTTCTATCAAATAGTGAATCAAGGCAAGGTGGATATGGAATATCTTGCAGGTATTTATGGAACCTCGATGGGAAGTAATGAAAATCAATCAGAGACATATCGTGGAATGTTAGCATTAGATGAATATGGCACACGAAGGGTAAAGCAATGGTTGAAGAGTAGCATTGAACCATCACTTAAACAATTAGGTCAAGTGGTAAAAGATTTTAGTCAAGGAGTGTACAAGGCTCATAAGGTAATGAGAATTGTTCAACCTAATAATATTGAAAATATAAAAGAAGTAGAAATCAATGTTCCAATTTATAACGATTATGGTAAAGCTATTGGAAAATGGAATGATTATGAAACTGCCAAATTTGATGTTCGTATCGTTGCAGGTTCTACTCTCCCTGTCAATAGATGGGCATATTTAGCAGAAATGAAAGAATTAATGAAACTGGGTATCGTAGATGATATAGCGGTACTTGCCGAAACTGATATTCGCAACAAGGAAAAGATTGTTCAGAGAAAGAGTCTTTATTCTCAGTTGCAAGGTCAGTTGGAGCAGATGCAAGAACAAGTAAAGGATAGAGATGGAACCATCGAAACATTATCAAGGCAGTTGGTCCAAGCAGGCATCAAGCAAAAAGTTATGCAAGGAGAAGTTGAGGTCAAGAAAGCCGTTAATGACAGAAAGATGTCGGAAGGTCGTTCTGCAGATAGAGTCAAAGCAGAATCAGATTTACAACGGTCTCTCCTAAAAAAGAATTCACAAGAACAACCTATGGAGGTTAATTAAATAATGAGTGAAGAACAACAAGCAGTAACCCAAGATGCAGTAGAAGATGCTGTACTTGGCTCTGCTGAAGGTTTCTTTGACGACCTAGATCGTGAAGTCAACGGTGCGATTATGGACGACATAGAACCTGAAGAAAATCAACAACAAGCAGTTGAACCTGAACAGGACAACCCTCTTTTTACTGAAATAGAAGAGGCTCCACAGAAGGATGATACTGATTGGCAGAAGCGTTATTCTGATTCATCACGTGAGGCTCAAAAATTAAAACAAGAGCTAGACGAATTTGGTCGCTTTAAACCGTACATCGAAGCCCTTCAAAATGATGAAGGATTAGTTAATACAATAAGGGATTATGTTCAAAACGGACAAAAACCAAAGGAACTGAAAGAAGAGTTAGACCTTCCTGAAGACTTTGTTTTTGACATTGATGAAGCAGTCTCGAACCCTAATAGTGACAGTTCAAAAGTCTTTTCTACGATGATTGACAGAGCAGTTAGTTCCAGAGTTGAAAATAGATTAAATGCTGAAAAGCAAAACACGCAACAAGCGATGCAAAAAGCTGAACGTGACAAGCAAGCACAGGCATTTAAGAAGAAATCTGGAATGAACGATAGCGATTTTGAAGAAATGATGAATTGGGCGAATAATCACCAAATCGGATTTGAGGATATTTATCTATTAAAAAACAAGGATTTGTATATGTCTAATGTTGCTAATAGTACCAAAGATGATATGCTTAAGCAGATGAAAGCGGTTCGTAGTATTCCTACTACTGCAAGTAATCAGAATTCTCAAGCAAAATCAGTTGATGCTAATGACTCGGTATTCGAAGCGATATTAGGACTGGACAATCAGGTAGATAACTTGTTCGGTTAATTTGGTCTAGGACGATGTTTTGGCATAATAATTAAAAACCAAAACAAGGAGGGAAAAAATGGCTGACAATCCACTTTTTCTGAGTACACATCAAACAGCTCCTTCGGCTAAAGGTGCATCCCCTGATACTGGCGGTGCAGGTATAGGCGACTTAAGGAGAAGATATGCGTTCGGTGACCGTGTATCTGAACTGGCAATAGATCAAACACCATTTTTTAGATTTCTATCAATGGCATCTAAAAAACCAACTGATGACCCAGAGTTCAAATCACTTGAACAACGTCACAGTTTTCACAAGCGTTACGCTTATGTAACAGCAATAGACCTTAACGGTGGAGTTATAGGTTCTGGCGATAATGATAACCAATACACTGATTTCAGTTTACTTTCTGCGGATTTAGCTGCAGGACAGGAAATGAATATTAAGCTTGAAGCTGATTATGAGTCTCAAGGTAATGTTCAATCTGTTTTGGGTCAAACTGGTATCGCTATTGGAGCGACTGGAACACAACCTAGCTTTTTCTTAGAAGGTCAGATGCTTAAAATACCTCTTCGTATTTTAGCAACTGCTTCATTAGCAGGTGGTCAAGATAATCACGTCCCAGGAAATGGAACAGATACTGCAGTTGATAGTGTAGATTATTTGATTGCTCAGATTACCAATATTGGAGTAGTTAATGCTGGCGCAGATGCTGAAGCTATTTATGCTAAGGTCAAAGTTGTAAGACCTGCAGTAGCAGTTGCGGCAAGTTACTATTTCATTCCTGGTGCTAGATACCATCACGGTGGTACAACCTTTGATGGTCACGTAGCAACTGGTCTTGGCGAAGCTGATAAGTGTTATGTTGTTGGTAACGCACACGCTGAAGGTAGTTCTTTTCCTGACACTTGGAAAGACCAACCATATAAGGATGTCTTTGGATTAACTCAAATCTTTAAGACTTCTTGCCAAATGACGAATACTGCTAGAGCAACTCAGCTCAAGCTAGTGCCAGATGAATGGGCAAGAATCTGGAAGCAGAAGTTAATCGAGCATAAGTACGATATGGAACAAGCTTTCTTGTTTAACAGAAAGTTAGTGGATGGTACAACTCGTTACACGCAAGGTATCGTTGATTACATCTTGCAGTCAGGTAATATCTTTGGCTTAGATACTGCATCAAAATCACAGGATTCTTTCCTTGATGATATGAGCAGTTTCCTTGACCCAAGATACAACAATGGTAATGCTACTGTGTTCTTTGCAAGCACTGAAATCTATAACTGGTTACATAAGCTAAGTGGTTACTTTGCTAACAATGTTGGTATGGTAAAACCTGGAGCATCTTCTCCTGACTCTAGTGGTAATAGTTATGGTAGAGCAGATATGACGATTACTGGTAAAAAGAAAGTCTTTGGACTCAACATTACCACAATCTCTACTCCTTATGGCGATATGAATGTTACTCGTAACATACACCTCGACAGTGGAGCTGCAGGAGCCAAGATGGTTGGTGTCAATATGAAGCACGTTGCTTACAGACCACTGGTCGGTAATGGCGTGAATCGTGACACATCAATCTACGTTGGTGTTCAGAGCCTTGAGAATACAGGTGTTGACCGTAGGATTGACCTCATTCAAACTGAGGCTGGTCTTGAGTGTCTAATGCCTGAAGCACACGCAGTGTGGAAATAGGTTAGATAAAATGTTTATTGGGGGTGTTTTCCTTTCACTATGCTTTCCTGAAAGTTATCCCAAGTCGCACCCCCAATGAACTAACGAGGTATTATGGCAATTACAGACATACAAGCACAAGTTTTAGCAACCACAGGAAATACTCCTACTGCAAATAGCGTAGAAGACGCTCAAAGATTTGTAGCATCAAGCATACCGAAGGATTTACTTTGGTTTGCATCTTCTCAATTAGAGATACACAATGATACTGGAATAGACGTTTCATCTGGAGATTCTGTTTTGACAGTACATAGAAATGGATACCCATCATCTGAAGTTGCTTTTTCAATGAGCAAATTAATTGATGATTCTAATAGTCTTCATAAGGCTACAATAAAGAACCCAAAACATTATACCACTGAAGGTCGCATAGTTATTAAACCCAATCCTACAAATACTGAAAGAGGGTATGTAACGTATGTTGACCATACTCAGATTGATGATGACTCTGATCTACGTAGTGCAGTTTCGCATTACTGTTGTTCACAAGAATTTCAAAGATTATCTAAGACTAAGATATCAACTTGGTCTTCAATAACTGCTCCTAGTAGTCCTGTATCTCCTTCTTTTGGAAGCGACCTAACAATAGCTTCTTCAAATAGTGCAAGTTCATTGTCTCTTACATCGGTCACTTTCAATGATGTTGTAGGTGGAGATGCAAATGCACCAACCTTTTTTGTCGCTACTGTTTCAGCAGGTAATGTATATGGTTCAAATACTCCTCCATCTTATAATAAGCCAGTATTGAGTCTATCAACATTATCTACAATAAATGATTTGAACATTACGACTCAAATACCAACTCCTCCAGTCATCGTTTCAGCAAGTGCAAGTTTAACTGGTATAGCACCAGTCTATAATCAGCCCGTAATCGCCTTAACTGATGCTCCAACTGTAGGAACACTCAATATTCAAGCAACTGCGCCTTCTGCGCCTAATATATCGGCAAATACAGCCTTTATAGGCAATGCACCTACATACACTAAGCCAACATTGAATGGTGTTACAGGAATTACTACTTTTCCAACTTTATCTTGGTCACTACCAAGTAAACCGCTTGCTCCACAAATTCAAGCTAATAGTTCTTCAAGTGGTGGCTCAGAAGTGGATACAAGTAAATTGGCTACTGCTCCAACCTTTACTCCTCCAGTTATGCAATCTGCTGATTGGTCTGATGTTAACAATTGGATAAATACTGAAGAAGACCCTGAGATGTCTACTGCTAGGGTCCAAGCAATTTCAGCACAGATAAGTGAGTATCAAGCAAAATTAAACGAATCTCAACAAGCTTTCAATGAAGAGAATATCGAATACCAAGCCAAATTGCAAATTGCATTGCAAGATGCGAATCAAGGTACTCAAGGTGATAGTTCTTTAATCAATCAATATGGTTCTGAAGTGCAAGCATATTCACAAGAAGTAAATAGCATTATACAGAGCAATGTTCAGCAAATTCAAGAATGGCAGACTNAAAATGCAGTAAATCTTCAAGAGTATAGTGCTAGTATTCAAAACGAGCTAAATGAGTTCAATAAAGAGAATGTAAAGTATCAAGCAGAATTGCAATTGAGTATTCAAAATGCTCAGTTGTCTCAGGCTGACGATTCTCAAGCATTGCAAAGATTTCAAGGAGAGATTCAAAATTACCAAGCAAAGGTAAATGATGAGGTCCAAGAATTTCAATCAAATCTTCAAGCAGATTTAGAGTTGTGGAAAACACACCGACAAACTGAATTGCAAAAGTATGCTACTGATATTCAAAATAACTTGAATTCTTTCAATGAGTCTAATGTGGTTTATCAAGCTACTCTTCAGAAAGATTTACAAACTGCTCAGTTATCTGATTCATATGAATCTAAAAAACTTCAGCAGTATCAATCAGAGATTCAATCATATCAGCAAGAGGTCAATAAAACATTACAGGAATTCTCAGCTAATTATCAGAAGAACCTTCAAGTCTTCAATGCCGAGAATCAATCAAAGTTGAGTGCGTATCAGGCAGATATCCAAAGTGAGTTAAATGAATTCAACAAGGAGAATGTCGCCTATCAATCAAACATTCAAGAATCAATGCAAGAACTCCAAGTTGCAAATCAAACCAATATTGCTGAAGCACAAGCACAACTTCAAGTTGCAATTCGTAATAAAGACAGAGAGCAAGAAGTCAAGCTTCAAAATGCAATAAACGATATGCAAGCGATTGTACAAAACAATAATTCAACAATATCAAAATTTCAAGCAGAGTCTCAAAACTATGTAGCCAATGTCAATACAGAGGTTCAAACATATGCTAATAACCTATCTAAGAAAGTTCAAGAGTATCAAAGTGAACTAGCCAAATACAATGCAGATATTCAAAAATATAATTCTGAATTATCGCAAGAGGCTCAAAAGAATGGTTTACTGACTCAACAAGCGAGTCTTTATAGTGGAGAGGCACAAAAATATTATCAATGGGCAGTTCAAGAAGTGAATATGTATGTCCAAAACAATAGCAGAGTCATTGAAAGCAGAATTCAAGCTCAAGCACAACAAGGGGGTCAATAATGGCAAATATAGCTGAGACGCATACAGTGGAGTGGGCAGTAAGCGCAACTCCAAAAGTATCTTTAGCAAATACAAATGGTGTAAATACACCTACTGCAACAATACACGAAAACATAAGAAGGACACTAGGTGGTAGTGGAACTGCTGATACTGCAGGAGCCATAGATCACGGTGGTGTAACAGATGGTAATCCTAATTATCTACAAGGCACTACTGGAGGTGTTGTAATAGGGGATGCTAGTTCTACATTTATCTGGGTAAAGCACACTGGTTATCAATGGTCTTCAGCTTCAGCTTTAGGAGCTGTTTCTTCTGACAATCTTCATATAAAAGTTGGTAGTGAGATATGTGCAGTCTTGAAACCTGGAGAGGGAATGATTTTTCCATTACACGGAGCGCAAAGTGGTTCTGATTGGAAAGCTTGTAAAGCTGCAGGAACTGACGTAGCAGTTGAAGCGATAGGCTTAGACTAATGACGATTCAGGAAATTATGGAAAGAGTTGGTAGTAAAGATACCAATGTGACCATTGCCTATATCAAAGATGCAATTCATCTTATTAATTCTAATAACGAAGAAAATATCTCTACTTGGAAGACGGGCATTACGGATGGTACGAGAGAATATGCGTTGCCTGCGAATATGATTAATCTCAAATCGGTGTCGGTCCTAGATCAGATAAATAAAAAGTACAAAATGATTAGTAGGTTGGTTTACGATACTGATGTTGTAGAGGATGTGGACCCAGAATAATGGCTGTTGCTACTCTTGAAATAAAAAAGAAATGGGTCTTTAAGGTTCAAGGTAGGATGATATATCTCTACCAAAAGAACGAAACTACTGGCGACCTCATTTACCCCGATGAGACCATTGCCAATGGTTTGATGTTTGAAGGCACTGCGTTCATATTTCCATTCGTTACCAATGACCCTAATGTATTGGTTGGGAATAATAACCCAAATCTAGTAGAACCTGCTACTGTAGATGAGGATGCTCACGTGAACCTTCCGATAATGCTGACTTTAGCAGTTATTGATTATGTAAAGGCTCAAATGGCAGAGAATGTTGGCAATATAGAAATGAAAGAATATTGGATGAGAGAATTCAATAGAAAGGTTGGAGATTATCAAAGTAATAAAATGAGAAGGAATAAAGTTCAAGTCTCTAGTCCTTTTGGAATCAGATAAATGTCTTCTTTCGTTCAAGTAAATATTGTTGCTCCTGTAGTGTCTTACGTTAGGAATATTTACGATTATTGGAACAATTGGGATAATCAAGGAACTAATTGGGAAGCAACAACAAGAACTTATGAAAGCTTTGGAGATTAAATGGCTACTCTAACAGGAAAAACAATAGCAAATAGCTATAAAGATTTATTACAAGTATCAAACTCTAATAGTGGAGTAGATGGAACATTAAGGACAGTTGAAGATGGAGAAGGTACTTCTTCTGCATTGCAAATAAGTAGTAGTGGGGTCAAATCAACTGGATCGTTGGTGGTTACAGGAAGCTCTACATTGGGTGGAGCTACTTTAAGTGGCGATTTAATAGTTAATGCAAATATAGATTTAAGTGGGAATATTGATGTAGATGGAACTTTAGAAGCAGATGCAATTACTGTGAATGGAGCTTCATTAGCTAGTGTTATACAAGGTACGACAGTAACTAATGCGACTAATGCGACTAATGTTACTACAAATGCTAATCTTACAGGTCATATAACATCAGTAGGAAACGCAGCTACATTAGGTTCATTCACACTTGCACAATTAAATAATGCTTTATCTGATGCTACGTTAGGTGGAAGTTTTACAGAAGTAAATGATTTAAGTTCTAATGTAACTTGGGCAAATGTTCCCGAAGCTAATATCCCTGCTTTAGCTACTAGCAAAATAACCTCTGGTACTTTCGATGATGCTAGGATAGCCTCTAGTAATGTTACCCAACACCAAGCATCCCTTTCAATAAGTGCTAGTCAAGTAGGTAGTGGCACATTTAACGATGCTAGAATAGCCGCCTCTAATGTAACTCAACACGCAGTTGCTAAAACTGGAGGTACATTTTCAGGCGATTTAAAATATGACCATCAAGCGTATTTCCCTACAGGAGCGGCAAAGATTTTACATAGAAGTCAATTTTTTCAAGTATTCCATCATCATATAAAAGATAGCAATCTATTGGTCAATACTGAATATGCCATTCCGTGGGCTGGTGATGCTACTTCCAATGAAGGAACAGGTTATTCGTCAAGTGCTAATCCTCGTTCTAAATATAGATTCGTAGTTCCTTACAATGTAATGAAATTGATTAAAATAATTGTAAAGCCTTGTAATAACACATTCACAAGCTATCCAGCAACTATGACTGTTAATAGATACTATAAACAAGGAACAGACGCTGATACTTATAATCCGAATATTGGAGGTCCTACTACCTATGCGATGAATACAACCAGTAACGCACCTGCGGGAATTGGTGAAACACCTGCTTTAGTTTGGGATATAGATTTAGATAATAATACTAATATGAGTGCTTCTCAGTCTCATAGAGAGGGTTGGGAAATATTGTTGACTCTTGAAACAAACACGACCTTAACAAATGGAAGTAATTATGGTATTAATGTCACTACAGTTTGGTCTTGTTCATACTAGGTTAATATTGAAACAGATTTAAAAATTTAATAATGCTTAATTGCGGTGGTGGTGGAAAATAAAGGAATAAACAATGGGTTTACACGATTTTACAACAAAGGAAATCTTCAACAAGGTTTTTAGAAGTGCGGGTGGAGGAACAGTTGCTATGCAAAGTTCCACTACGCAAGAAAGGTTAAATGCAGTATTAGATAATACCAATGATGCTTTAAGGGTATCAATGTCTGGGGATACAATAAAACATCAGGTATTTTCTCATAGTTTTAAAGACGAAGTTCCTGCTAACGATGATTTGTATTTGTCTTGGTCAGATGCAGCTGAGTCTGTTGCTTCCAATTCATATCATTATTTTATAGCTCCTTACGATATGAGTCTTGTGAAATTGGATTATGCCACCGATGATATAGGAACTCCATTTAATCTAACTGTATTGGTTGGTAAAAGAAATCAAACAGGAAACGATTCAACAGTTGGAAATCAAACAATAGCTTATACCGCTTCCGATGACCATAAAGTAAAGACATTTGATAATTTTAATGCACCTATAAATATTCCAAAAGGAGAGAAGATATACGTTACATTGGAATACAGTGCTAAACCAAAGTCAGGAGTAACAGACCATTTCGTTACTACAGTATGGACAATGGATACATCAACTTAAACAAGGAGAATAATAATGACTAAAACAAAAAAAGAACAAGTCGTTAATATCAATGGAAAAGAATACAAGGAAAGTGAATTGACCAAAGAACAAATTACTTTAGTGAATCACGTTGCTGATCTTGATAATAAGATTAGAAGCGCAGCTTTCAATCTGGACCAACTTAACGGTGGAAGAGAATTTTTTATGGGTAAGCTTGAAGCAATGTTGGCAGAATGAAAAAACCCTTAATGACAGTTGGTTTAGAAGAGATTGAGGAATCTTCAATAAGCACTTCTTATAATATCACTGTCATTTACTCTTTTCGTAAAGATATAAATGGATGATATTGGAAAAATAAGAGAAGACTTGGCAGAGGTTAAGACCGATGTTAAGCACGTTCTATTGCAACTTGAACGACAAAATGGACGGATTGGTCGTTTGGAAGAAGATGTAGATATGAACAAGGATGAGATTTCAAAGGCTAAGACAGTCGCTAGTGTGTTCGCAGGAACAATTAGTATGATTGTTAGTCTTTTCATAAGCAACAGACCATAGGAGAACAATATGGACATCAAATCAATCGTGCTTGGTGAAATCACCAAACAGGTAGAATCATCTATTCCTCAGTTATCAGAGGGTATAGAATCACTCATTATTGATAAAATTCAATCAGAAGAATTTGAAAAAGAGTGGGCAACTGCAATCAATAAAAAGGTAAATCTTCCTTTCCTTAATGAGCAACAAGAACAAGAATTACTTGAGAGCATCATTGATAAAGGAACGGATATTGTTGCAGGTGTAATGAAAAAATTACTTAGTGGCAAGTAATGGACGACCACTATAAGGAAATTATAGCTAAGGTCATCGAAAGGGAAGGTGGTGCTACTATAACCAACGATAGTGATGACCCAGGTGGTCTAACTAAATATGGTATTAGTAAGCGTGCCAATCCTGATGTTGACATTGAAAATCTTACGTTAGAACAAGCAATTGATATCTACAAAGAGAGATATTGGGATTCTTCTAAAGCAAAAGAGCTACCAGACGAATTAGCAGAATGTTATTTTGATATGGTCGTCAATGCAGGAAGAAGGCGTGCAGTCAAGATTTTGCAAGAGGCTTGTAATCATAGAGGTTATGACTTGGTAGTAGATGGGATGATTGGTCCTAATACAATTCGAGCTTGTAAAGGATTGGAAGCAGAACGATTTAGAGCATTTCGTGTCAAATACTATGTTGAGCTTGTTAATCGTAAACCAACCTTGATGAAATACTATTTTGGATGGTTTAGGAGGGCAGTAGAAGCTTAATGGCAAAACATACACCTCATATAAGTGCGATACCTGATGCTTTTTTTGGTGCATTTTCTGATGGAAAATTGTCTCCATCTGAACTTACTGAAATGTTTGGTGTAACAAAGCGAACAATTAGAAAGTGGAAACAAACCATTCGAGAAGATATTGGGTTTCAAAAAGAAATTGCAATGCCAGATGAAATAGACATTGATGATTTAGTTCAAGAGCGTTTAAAAAAGTTTGAAAGAAAAACAGTAAAAAAAGAAGCAGAAAAATGTTTCCCTATTAAGGTGTTAAAAGATGGTCCTATAGCGATAGCTCATTTTGGAGACCCTCACGTTGATGACGATGGTACGAATCTTGGACTTCTTTTGAAGCACGCTGAACTTGTTGCAAAGACCGATGGTATGTTTGGTGGTAATGTAGGCGATGTTCAGAATAACTGGGTGGGTAGGCTAGGTAGGTTGTACGGTGAGCAATCTACCTCTGCCGTAGAGAGTTGGAAGCTAACAGAGCATTTTATTAAAATGGTTCCGTGGCTTTATCTATGCGGTGGAAATCACGATGCTTGGAGTGGCGCAGGAGACCCATTAGAGTATATGATAGGGCAACCTACTGTTTACGCAAATCATCAAGTCAGATTGAATTTAATATTTCCTAATAAAAAGCAAGTTAGAGTCAATTGCAGACATAATTTCAAAGGACACAGCCAATACAATACTGCTCATGGAATTTCTAAGGCAGCTATGATGGGTTGGAGAGACCATATATTAACTGCAGGTCACACTCACGTAAGTGGGTATCAAGTTTTAAAAGACCCTATGACTGGTTTGGTAAGTCACGCTATAAGGTGTGCAAGTTACAAAACATATGATAGGTACGCTGAACAACTAGGCTTGGCAGACCAATCTATATTTATGTGTCCTGTTACAATCATAGACCCTAAATACGATGATAACGACCCAAGACTTGTAACTACAATATTTGATCCATATGAAGGAGCAGATTATCTTACGTGGAAACGAAGTAAAAAGAGTGCATAATGTCAGAAAAACCTATATCAGATTCAAGTAGTTTAAATATCTCATTGCCAATGTTGTTTCAAGCAATTGGTCTTATTGGTGCTATGGTTTGGGGNTATGGAGAATTGAATTCAAGAATATCCTTTCTTGAGTATCAAGTCAGTATCAATGAGTCATACATAGATGATATAATCGAAGATGCAAAGGAAAGTCAAAACGCTGAAATTCCTGCAGACATAAAACAGAATCAAAGAATAGACTATCTTGAAAAAGAGGTAGATAGATTGAGGAATGAAGGGTTGTAATGCCTAAGAAGAGTAAAGAGATAAATCCTTTTGATGGAGGTTGGAACAACTTTGGAAATGCAAGGGATATTGAAGAGAATGAACTTGCTGAAGCTGTTAATGTTGATTGCAGTGTAAAAGGTCAAATAAGTGTTCGTAAACCATTAGACGATACTTCATTGACTTATACAATACATACAGGTAGTGGAAGTGGTCAGCCTTATGTTAATGGAGAAGGTTTATTTAATTTTAAAAGAGATTTTAATTTGGGTTTTAGTGCAAGAGCAGATACTGAAATATTCGTAACTGCATTAAAAGATGATGATGGTGGTATATCCACAGATGTTTATGTTACTGCTGACGCTCCTACAGATATTCAGGCTTTAACTCCTATAGTAGCCTATGAAGAAGCTGCTAATGATGTAAAGCTTGCTTTTTTTGTTGCTGATGGGAATTTAAGAATAAGTCAGGGTGCTTTGAGTAATGCCAATAATTCTAAAACACAATTTTATGGTGGAACTGAAAAATTATTACAAGCTACTAATGTAGCAACAATATTTGGCGAAACTAATGACAATATAATTGGTCCTCCTTCCAATGGTACATTTTATGCAGGCGCATTTGATGGCACTACTGCTACGATAGATGCTTCCTTACATTTAAATGTTCACCCTGTTAGTACATTTCAAGCAGATGCAATTACTTTTGACAATAGCGGAACTCCTCCATCTACTTATGTAAGCGAACTTGCGGGATATAAGGCAGACCCAAATATTCTTGGAACAAATGCTGACCAATCACATTCTAGTGGTTTTAATTCTACTAATGATACTGCTCAACAACAAGGTGGATTTGTAACTAGCCTTCGTAAAAGAGCAAGTAATGGAAATTGGAGTTCTACATATTTATATGGTCCAAATGAAACTTCTGCAGGAGCGCATTTTGTTGGTGTGTCTAGTTATAATCAAGGTGGTGATAAATATTCTCAAATGTATTTTAGGGTGCTTAATCAACCTTTTAACCTTACGGATAAATCTATTACTATACCTATATGGATGACCAATGATACATACTCAAGATTAGATACGATTGCTTTTGAAATAGACATTGGAAATAATAATTCAAATTATATGACTTGGCATATTCCTGCATCAGAATTTACTGCTGGAGAGACTTGGACTGATATTGAATGTGTATATGGAGGACACGCAGACACAACAGGTTCTGCTATTAATGAAGCTAACTTTTCACAAGTAACAGTTAGAATTAAAAATAGCGTTGAAACCAATTGGGATGTTACTGCTGATAATGTTTTATGGGGATTCAATTATGCAATTGGAACAATAACATTAGGAACTCCAAATCAAGGTCAATGGATAGGTAACTATAAATTTTATTACAACTTTATTTATGATAGAGAACAACAATCGCCAACAAAAGAATTTTTAGGTCAACCTGCAACTGGAACTACTTATACAGGTGATGTATTAAATATTAAAACATTTTTAAAAGTAGATGCTGTTGACGATGGATTATGGGATAGAATGGGTTTACTTACAGGCAGTTCAAGAAGAATAACTGGTGCCAACATCTTTTTTTCTGAAATAGACAATCAAAATGAATTAGTAGATACAGATAAAAAGTTTTTAGCTAATCTTGATTTTGATAAAGGAATACGTAAAACCCTGTATGATGATTTTGTTTATTGGTCAGGTGGTTCAGTACCAAATTCAGGAAGAACTCATCCAACTGTTACTTATTTAAGTCCAAACACGATTGATACTTTTTCTACAATTTGTGGTTATGCAGAAGGCGACAAGATAGTTCTTGCTAGATTTGGGTGTGCTACTGTCTTGAACAATCGTTCTTATATTGGAAACGTAGGCATTACGATAGAGGACGCTTCAGGAAATTTTAGGGAATTAAAATATCCTGATAGGGTTTATAAATCAGTGCCTGGTCAATACGATGTTTATACAATAAATGATTATATAGAAGTTGCTCCTAATGATGGTGAATCAGTACAAGCATTAGCTTCTTATGGTGACTATTTACTTGAGTTTAAAGAAAATACTTTACATTTAATTAACACGACTCAAGACGTAGAATATTTAGAAGAAACGTACAGTTTTCGTGGCGTATGGCATCAAAATGCAATATGTGGAGTAGGAGAAGGAGTTTGTTGGGCGAATAGATATGGTTTATTTCTTTTTGATGGTAAAGAAGTTGTCAACTTAATAAAAGAGAAAATTGATAATGAGTATTGGTATGATAATGTATTAGACCCCATAATTGGATATGACCCAAGAAAGAATGAAGTGTTTGTTTTTATGAAAAAAGCGGGTGGTTTAGGGTTTCGATACAATTTTGATAGAGAGCATACAATATTAATCAAAGATTCAGTAGGTGGAAATTTTGGTCCAATGATGAATCTTGTTACGGATAAGACTGGAAATCTTGTTACTATGGGTAAGGGTTCAGTAGCTAGTACTATAGTAACAAAACGATTTGATACTGCGGCTCAAAGTAGCATTGCTATAACAACCAAAGACCATACTCTTGATGACCCAGCTCGTTTAAAAAGTTTAAAGAAGGTATATGTTAATTATTCTTATAATAGTGGTACAAATGCTCCTACTATACAATATAAAAAGGATAATGGAAGCGCAGTTAATTTCACAACCACTACTCTTGCAACTACAAGTGGTGCATTTCAAACAATAGCTTTAACTCCTGCGAATTCAGCAGAGGCAAACAACGGTAGAAGTTTTCAAATATTGATTTACGGGACTCCTCATCAATCATTTGTATTGAATGACATTAATTTTGTTTACAGGGAAAAATCGGTAAAGTAATGCCTTCAAGTAAAGAAAAAAGAGCGCAGAGACACCAATCTCAATCAAAGCAAAACATTACACGATTTAGTAATAGAGGTAAGGTAACAGAAAAAGTTGCAGGAATTGGATATAGAGAAACTCAGTTAATTGGTGGAAAGAAGTATTATTCTGCATTATCAGATGACCCTAATATCGCTTTAGGTGGCTCAACAACAAATAATGTAACAGTTATTGGAGATTCAACAGGAGTTTCTTCTCATTCAATGCTTACTAATTTATCTATTGATGACCATCCTCAATATCTTTTAGTAGATGGTTCAAGAGCTATGACTGGAGATTTAAGTCTTGGAGGGGGTGATGGAGCATTAACATTTACCGTTGCAGGTGAAAACTCAATAAAAATTCCAGATGACCAAGCAAGTGCTTTAATAATAGAAGAAGCTAATACTGCTTACTTAACATTCACGACTACTAATAGTGGTGAAAAAATAACACTTGGTAAGAAATTAGAAGCTGGTTCTGTAGAAATAGAGGGAAGTAATTTTGATATAAATGGTGGTCAGATTGATGGTGTTTCAATTAATACTGCGACTATCAACGGTGGATTGGGTTGGTCTGCAAGTCAAGATGGTGCCACTTTTACTAATATAGATATAAATAGTGGGGCAATAGATGGCACTCCTATAGGAGCAAATTCAGCTAATACTGGAGTGTTTACAACTTTAACTGCTACAACTTTAGGAGGTGCTTTAAATGTTAATAATGAGAACCTTACTAATGTAGACATTGATAGTGGAGCTATAGATGGAACTACTATTGGTGCAACCTCACATACTACAATTAAGGGAACTACGATAGATGCAACTACAGATTTTACTATTGATGGATTAGTATTAACTGCTGATACCATTACTAATGATGCTGATTTAACTATAACTGCTAGTTCTAAAATTGTACTTAATTCAACTACTGTTGGAATAGGGGATGGAGATACAAATCTTTCTGGGTATGGAGTAAATGCAAGGATATTAACTGTATTAGACGAAGGAACTGCGGGTGATTATGGTGCAATAGAAATTGGTGGGTATCGAACTAATGATGGATTAATAGGAGACTTGAATTTTCTTAACACTAATGGAAGTGGAGTTGCTCAATCAAGAGCTATTATAAGAGGGTTAAGAGATGGTGCTAATGATGCTATGGCTTTATCGTTTTTTACTGAAGCAACTGGTGGCAATGTTACAGAAAGATTAAGGATTGCATCTGATGGTTCAGCTATTTTTAAACAAACTGTTGATGGTGAGGCTTATATATCACTTGACAATATTGAGGGCGCTGGTTCATCTGTAAATGAGTCTGCCGCCTTACGACTTAATTTAGGAGATGGTTCAAATCTCAGAGGTGGTGCTAAAGTAACTGCTAAAAAAGAATTAGATTATTCTAGTGCTGCAAATATGGATGCGTCTATGACTCTTTCTGTTTTGCAGAATAATGGTTATCACGATGCAGTTGTAATCTCAGGCGGGACTGGTAATTCTACCTTCTATGGTAATGCGTTTATTCACGATGGCATCAATAATATCATTGAACTTGATGGGGCTGACCCTTCTATTACAATCAGAGATGAGACTACACCTGCTGATAATTTTAAAATAGATGTTGGAGCTAAAGCAGCTACAACAATATCAACAGTAGATTCTACTGGAGCAGTTGGTCATTTAACATTTGATGTAGATGGGAATATTATATTAGATGCATCCGCTGGTAATACTAAACTTCAGTTAAACGGAACTTCATATGGTGGTTTTAAATTAAATAGTAATGTTATTGAGCTTGATTCTCTTCTTGGTGATTTCATATTGGACTCTGAAGGAGATATTACTTTAGACGCTGCTGGCGATAATATATATTTTAAAGATGCTGGCACAGAAAGATTTAGAATGGATTTAGACAGCACTCCTACATTAGCAGTTACTGGTGACTTTACATTGGATGGTTCTGGTACTATAGCATTATCAGCAGATGGCGATGCAATTACAATGGATGATGGAACAAATACTAGATATTCTTTTGGTGTTTTAGCTGCTCCAAAATTAGATGTAACTGGAAATTTTATAATAGATGGAACTGGTGACATTACAATAGACGGAGCATCTGGTGTTACTATAAAAGAAGATGGTCAAGAAGTAATTCATGTAGATACAAATAGGATAATTCATTTTAATGACTATACCCAAACAGGCATTTACAATATGTATGGTTGGAACAATCAAGCAGACAAATATCATTTTACAAGTGGTAAAAATGATTTCGAACAAAACTATTCTGTAATAAGTATGTTTGAACAAAATACAACTAGTGTAACTTATCCAGTATAATTATGGGCGTAAACTCAGATAATAAAGCAGTTCTTCAAGAATATAGGTATATTAAAATACCAGACAGGAGATTAATATCTGGTCTTTTATATATTAATGTTGTAAGCCATGACCAAAACGATGATAAAAATGATTTTAACCAACAAGTTCATAAAGTAAACAGCGCTGGTAGTTTAGATGATGAAATAAAATATTCTGATACATTTACTGGAGATGATAATACTAGTGGCTTAGTTCCAGATTTTCAAGGTACTAAAAATAGAGGTAGAGAAGGAATGAAACATTCATTTGCTGATTATGATTGTTTTGTTTTTCATGTAGCAGGTGGAATGAGTTTATCTGGAGGTATAAGTCTTCCATCGTCTGGAGCAACTGAGTATAGTGGAGTAGCAGATTTAATAACAGGTGGATTTGTAAGTGGAGCTGGTACTCTTGGAAGTCCTTACATATGGACTGATAATTCTCAACAATTAACAAATGCTGAATTAACATCTAGATGGTGGAAAGATTCTGGAGGAAGTAGCAATCCTATAGGTGACACTTGTTCTCATTTTGTAAAATATCATTTATTATCTAGAATTAACAATGCTTCTGGTCATGGATTAGCAGGTGAAACTGGTACAGATTCAGAAGGAGCAACAATAGAACATCCATTTTATGCGAAACATAGACCAATTATACAACAAACATATGTCAATTTAGATGGTTACAAAAATAGAATTAGCCCAGCTACTGTAAATAATTTGGCGGTATTGTCTCATGGATTATATGCTGATAAAGATTCTAAAGAAAATGATTTAGGCACTCAATCTTATGCTACTGTAGGAAAAGGAAAAGATTCAGTAGGTGGAACTAACGAAGGTTTTACAAGAATAGATGGTTCGGTTACAAGGTCAGCAGGTGAAACTCAAGGAAGTGATGGGTCTATAACTAATCCAGATGGAAATACATACTTTAGTCCAGTAGATACTATAAAAATTTATGGTAAACATAGACTTGTGTTTGATAGGCATGTTCATCCTGTAGATGGTTCTGCTAACAGCGGTCATAAAATATTTTCACACGAAGGAAAAAACTCTGTTCATGTACAAAACTTTTGGGATTTAGTAATAGATATTGGATTAAGAGGGAATAATCCTAGTGGAGCATCTAGTTATGGAACTCCAACTAAGTCTCTTGTAAGACCTCAAATAAATATAATGTTTCAACCTTTTGGCGAGACTGCTGAGTTTGATGTATCAGAAACTCAACATACATCATAATTATTACTAATGCAATTAAAAAATAAACATATTAAATTATTTCTCGAATTAGGGGGTGTTATGTTATCATTTCAATGCACTTCCGCTCAGGAGCCTACCTATGAGTAGGTACGCTCAACGCTCCAAAATATCTAAATATCTTACTCGTGCAGAGGTTGATGAGAAATCAGCACGCAGATCTCAATTTGGTCCTGTTGTATTTGACAAGACAGTTAAAGCTTTAGAAAGGCTTGCTTTATCTCAAAAAGCAGAAAAAGAAAAATACAATAAAGTTAAGGATTACTTAAATAAATCTGGGGATAAGTTCGATAGTAAGCCCTTAATGCCTGACTATAATAAGTTTATCAGAGGGTATGATAAGAATGTAATGTTTGGAGACATCCCAGTTTCAATAGACCAATTGGAACAAATTTCATATGTTGATGACCCAAAGGCTGTAGAGTTAAGTAATGTTCTTTTAGATACTAAAATTGACTCATTTATAAACGAAATAAGAGGAAAGCTTGATTTAGGAGACAATAATGGCAAACCCTAATAGACAATATTTATCATATGATTACTTTGGAATGGATGATGATTTAATGAATTACACAGTTAGTCCATCTACCTTAAAGATTCAAAGTGTTACTGAATCGCCATATAATGTTTCTAGCTTAAATCCAGTATATCAATCACTCCCTCCAGTTCAAGGTCCTATGCCATTTGTTGGACCACCTTATTCTGAGTGGTCAAATATGAATAATATGAGTGACCAACAATTTGACCAGTTTATGACTCTAGGCGATTCTCTTGGATATGCTGATTTCGATACAACAGGAGCAATAACTCAAAATACGAATATGCCTTTTTTACCTATTCCTGAAAATATTCAAAATTTGGAAGGTATGGGACCTAGAAACCCATTTCTTGCACAAGGTAACAATGTTTATGACCCTGTTTATGACCCTAATACAATTAAAACTGTTTATCCACCAACTTTACCTCCATCAATAAATACGGAGTCTGGTAATGTGGGTGCTTCTACTTATTATGCAGGAGATTTTGATACAGAACAAGAAATGATGATGGCAGGGGCAGAAGGTTTAGGTTGGAAGGCTACACAAAACAATACACCCCCAAATACTGCCGAAAATAAACAGATGTTATCAGGAGCAGAGAGTTTAGGTTGGACTGGAATGAGTAGTGACCCTATAGTAAGCAATATACCTTCTACTGCAAGTGTAGACACTAGCAATACAATGCTTGCAGGCGCACCTGTTTCTACTGGAGTAGGTCGTGATGTTGGAATAGGTCCTAGTTATGGTGGCGCAATTGATGACGTTACTTCATTTGACAATGTTTCTAAAAGAATTAGTCCTCCATCTGCAGATTTAAAAGATATGGACTTAAGCTTAACTGATGTAAGCAAAGGTCAGATAGTTGACCCAAATGCAGGTGGGCAAGGGTTACTTAACCTTACTAATACACGTGAAAATTACTTAAAAAATATAAAATCTGTTCCTGCAGGTTCTATTAACGCTTCTGAGGCTCCTTTAGAAGAACCAATTAACTTTGATCTTCTTAAACCTAGTATTACTGGCGAAGACTTAATGAATAACCCTGAGTATAGAGTAGGTTTTGAAGAGTATGGTATAGGGGGAGGGGGAACTTTAACTGATGTTATTGAAAGTGACCTTACAGGTCCTCCAACTGGCATAGAAATGAGTGGTCTACCTGAAACCGTTGCAAGCGTTCCTCAAGAATCTGTTATAGATAAATTAGGTGGTCCTGCAAATATAATAGGTGGGGGTATGATGGCATTAGGAAATATTAATGCTGCAAAACAATATGACAATGCCCTTGATGATATAAGAGATGGATTGAATGAAATTCCTAATATGATAGGCGAGACTACTCAAGACGCTCTTAGTCAAATTGATGATACTAGGTCAATCTTAGATACCTCTATTGGAAAAGCAGAAACTTCAGCAAATCAGAGTCTACTTGCAAGTTTAGATAAATTAAAAAAGCCTAGAAATGCAGTTGGGAACATTAGAACCGCATCCAATGATATTAGAAAGAATCTTAGCAAGGGATTAGATAGCGTTATTGAATCAGCGCAAGAAAGATTAAATGCTCAAATAAATACTATTAATGAAAATAAAAGAGACCAATTGGCAAGTATAGATGCTCTAAAGGAGACTTTAAAAGCTAAAGAAGATGAGCTAGAGAAAGAAAGAAAGCAGTCGCAAATAGGTACTGCAGTTGGAGTTGGCTCTATCTTTGCAGATGCTGTCCTTCCTGGGTCTGGAGCTGTACTTAGAACTGGTTGGAATCAATATGCGAGTAGAACATAATGGCAGTTGATATATACGGACTTGCAAGACTAAATCAGCAAAAGAAAACTCAAAGGAAGAGTGCAGTTGATGAATTGATGAATATGTTCGAGTCTCAAGCATTGAAGCTTGATACAAATGATGAATATGACCGTGCTATTTCTAATATAAATGTTCTAAAAGGAGAAGACCCTTTACTAGACCTTGCCGCAGATGTTAGAATCAAAAAATTAAATACTCAAAAAAAATATAATGATGATATTCAAAAGGTATATGAAAAAGGTGCTATTGTATTAGAAAATGCAAGAAAACCATATAATCCTAATAATCCTACTGAGTTTGAAGATTTAATGGGTGACTTGACTATGAGTATGGCTTCTGTGGTAGAACATTCATCAAAAACTGAATTGGCGACTATGGACTCTATCGTCAATCAAATATCTGCAGTTAGAAAGGCTAGTGGAGCTGCTAATGATGAGAAGTTAATGGCAGATTATTTAGAAACTCGTGTACAAGACCCAGATACGCAAGCTCTTTTAAATGTTTTTAGAAAGACTAAGGTTTCAGATTATCCTCAAATGAGAGCAGTAGCTGTTGCAGGTATTGGTTCTAATTCTAGTAACACCTTAACTGAAAAGTCTTATCACGGATTAGGTCCAACAGGTGGGAGTATCGCTGATAGCTATTCTAATGATTTGTTATCTTTCAATAATAATCTTCAGCAAACAAAAGCATTGGCAAGGCAATATGGTATAAATAGTCCTTTTGATGTTGCCACAGAAGGATTGACTAGCGATGCTAAGAAGAAACAATCAATCAATTATTTTTACAATCAAAAGAAAATAATGGGCAATCTTGTTGAAAGTATGGTTCCTCTTCATATCAAAAATGAAATTGAAGAGCAGTATGGTAAAAAAATGAGGCTTGACTTTGAAAATGGGAATCTATTTGATTCTAATGGTAATCAAGTGAAGAAAAAAAGTCAGCTTGAAAATATGATAGGCAAATTGTCTTTTGATAATGGAATGTTTACTGATAAATATGTTGACGACCTTATTTTGGCAATGGAAAGGGATTATGAGGGTAATCTAAAAGAGAATCTTGCTGAGGTGTATCCTGATATAAATCCTAAAGGTCTTACATCCTATTCACCAGATAGAGAAGGAAGATTTGAGCAAATAAAAGGTCAAGTTAGAATGAATTGGAAAATGGCTCAAAAATTGTATAGAGATGCAAGGCGATTGGATAATCAAGTAAATGTATTGAGAGACCCTAATAATGCAACTCCAACAGATGAGTCAGATGATAATAATGTCTATAATTATAAATTTGTTATTCCTAGCCAATATGGAAATAGTGTTTCAAAAATAGACTGAGTAATATGTCTCAACCTAATGAAACATTGCTCACCCCTGAAGGACTAGCTAGTTATGAAAAAATACTGGAAGATGACCAGTTTTCTATGCCTGATGGCAAAATACCAGTTATGTTTACTCCAAAGATGGATAGGGAAGGCAGATATCAACACGACCTATTATTCAATGTATTAAATAAGCAAATAAACGAGTTTGACCCCGAAGCTCCTAAGTATGATCCATCCTTAGTTGGTACTACTAAAGTAGAGAATGTAAATGATGGATATACAAATATATATAGAGCAGTATTATCNGATATAGGCGCTCAAGACCCAATGTTCAATAACTTGGCTCCTACATTGAGAAAGCGACTTATTGATGATTATGCAATAAGGCTTAATGGTATGCACCATCATTTCATAGACAATATGCCTAGTGACCTTAAGGATAATGAAAAGGACGAATTGGCAAAGACCTATAATGATTATATGCAAACTGTGATGTTGCCAAACATTTCTAAGTCTCTTAACCATTATGGACACGAGCAAAGTATCAATGCTAGTGGTAATAACAATTGGAAGGCTCTAGGTACTGCATTTGCTAATATGATGGAAGGTGCGGCTACTCAGTTAAGAGACGATACAAATGTTATCAATACTGAAGATTATGCTGATTGGTTTCAAGGTGTTTCTGATTATGTAAAAGGTCGTGTAGATAAGTTAGACCCTAAAACTGGAACAATGACATTATCACCAGAAGAAAGTATGAGAGATGTTGGTGGTTGGTCAAAAGGTCCACTGGATATACCTACTTTTAAAGATGGTTATTTATACCACACAGTTGTTGAAGGTTTGATGCAACAAATAGTTACTTCAGGTTTGCCAATGGCAGGTGCTTATATAGGTGGTGGACTTGGTCTTGGGGCAGGTGGTCCTGTTGGTGGTTTGGTAGGTGCTGGTATTGGAGCTACATTATTCTCACTCCCTGGTCATTTAGTTGAGACTGGTTCATTTAAAGATGAACTTAAAACCCAATGGGAGGAGACAAAAGAACAAGCAAAATGGTATAAAGAAAACAATATACTTAGCCCTGAAGATTATGCTAAAAAATTCACAATAGATTTAGGTACAGGCGATCAAGAATTAAAAGTCCTTGCTCACGAATTAACTGATGATATGATTGAGGATATGTCTGATAATATGGCTCAATTGTACGCTTTGCATAGTACCGCAATTGAAATATTAAGTAGCGTTGGAGGTGCAGGAGTAGGTTGGGGAGTCAATAAGGGTATGACTGCAATGGGCAAGAAGTGGGCTTCTAGTAAGCTTGGTCAAAGAGTAATGGCAAATAATGCTATGAAGATAATATCCAAGCCTATGTCAGCATTGCCTTTGATGACTACTGAAGCGATTCAAGAAGGTTGGACAGAAAGAACCCAAGAAGGCATTAATATTTCTATGATGAATGAAGTTTTGCCTGACTTTAAAAAGGTTACTGGGGAACAAGAAGAAGCAAGACTTAATCAAGCTACATTCATTGGTGCAGTAATTGGTGGGAAATTCTCTGCAGCTGGTCAAGTTGTTCAATCTTATAGAAATTGGAAAGAAGATTTAAGGATACTAGACGCTGACAAGGAAGCTGATGCTCAAAGGTTTGGAGAGATTCAAACATTAAAGCAAGAAATGATGGAGCAACAAAAGTCTGGCAAGACTTTGTATCAAAACGATATAGACCTAGCTGTGCAAATTGGAATGATTGCTGATGCAGACCTCAATGAACAAATAACTGCAAACATAATAAGAAATGTATCAGATGATTTGAATCAAATAGGAAGGTATCACGAGGCAAGGTCAAGAGTCAGCATGAGTAGTATCAAAAGAAAAAAATTGAACAATAGATTGCTGAATACTAAAAAAGGTAAGGCAATGATTAAATCTCTTGGCTTAAGCGCACAGGATTTTGTTCACGAAATGACTTTAAAAGACTTTGAAAAAACATTTGGTAAAGAAGCTGAAACAGTCTTGGACAAACTTGCCGATGAAATAGACTTGGAAAAACGAAAAGAAAAAGAAGCAGAATTTTCTGCTGACTATACTGATGACAGTCAAAGCATCCACAATGGCGATGGTATAGAAACGAAGGTTACAGAAGAAAAAGATAAAGTATTAAAGAATAAACAAGCCAAGTTGCAAACTAAAATAAAAGCACTTGTCGCAAAAAGAAAGAAGAACAAGGGCAAGTTAAGCAAGAAAGATACAACAGAGCTTAAAAGCCTTTCTAAAAGATTTAATGCTCTTACTAAAAAAATTAAAGATAGGCAATATACTAGGGATTCAAGTAAGTCAGATGGTAAAGGCAAGAAGAATGTAAGTGAAAATACTCCCACTGCAATTACAGAGTTATTGCAACCATTCAAATGGCAATCAAAAACTCCTGAGAAAAGAGAGTTTTTTAAAGCAATTAAAAAGAAAATCCAGCTTCGTCTTGATGTTGTCGGTACTGGTTCTAAAAAGAATAAAGATGGTCAACTAGAAGATTACTATACAGTTCAGATTATATCTTCAGACCCTAATTACCAAGTACAAAATACTGGAACTTTTGATGTATTTGATTCTGAAATAAATAAAGCTTGGAATAAAAATTTAAAGAAATCATTTAAACCAAAATGGAAAGAAAAACCTAAAGATACTAAAAGTAAAAATAAGCTATGGACATCTGAGGTTGATATTGAGGTTCCAAAGGGTACAAAATTAAATAATGACATTCCTCCAATATCAAGAATCATTGGTGGTGTCAAATACAATTNTCCAAAAGGTATTGGTTTTGACCAGTCCCTCTTACCTGAACAAGCAAAGAAAGATTTAAAAGCTGAAGAAAAAATCGAAGCAGATAGAACAAGAGCTGAAAATCTAAGACAATTAAAGGATACTTTTGATGCAGAATCTCAGTTTCAAGGCGTTACAAGTAAACCATCTAAATTTTTTGAAACCGAACAACAGATAGAAGATGTTGGGAATAGTTTTAAAAACAAAAATTTTAAAAAAGTATATGGAATAATAAAGAATTTCATTCCTAAAAATTTATCTGTTCGTGTTGATAGAAGAACAAAAGTTCCTGCTAGTTTTAATCGTGAGACTAATACAATTACTTTCAATCCTAAGCTTATTGAATCTCAAGACCAACTAGAATACAGCTTATTACACGAATTAGCTCATAGTGGTTCTGCAAAAGTTATTCAAGATTACTTTGATGGTAACTTGAAAGAAGGTTCTTCTCAGTTTCAAGCAGTAGAAGAATTAGATAATTTATTTAATGTTATTAAAAGTCAATTAACTCAATCTGAAAAACAAGGAATACTGGAATTAAATAAGTTTATTGAAAAGCTAAAGAAGGATGGACTTACTGTTCAAGAAAGAGAAATAGCAAAGTCATTAAGGAAAAAGTTTTATGGCTTTACAAATTTAAAAGAATTTGTTTCTGAGTTAATGGTCAATGAAGAATTTCAGCAGAGCCTTGAAAAAATAAAGTTTACTCAAGATAATCGTAGTGTATTAAGAAAATTCTTCGATATCCTTGCAAAAGTTCTTGTAGGCGCAGATACAGTTAACTTAGAAGATACTGATGCCTTAATGGTGGCATTTAGGTCTTCATTCAATGTAATGAATGTTCAAGCTGAAATAAATAAGGATAAAAATGTAACTTTTAGAAAACCATTAAAAAGTCCTAGCGCCAATGTTGAATTACAAACAGGCCCCCCTTTAGATGAAGGTGGGAAAGATAATTGGAAAAGTTTGTATGCTAGTTTGTTTCAAGATGGGTTTCTGGAAATAGGTCAATTAAATATAGGATATGCTGAATATATACCTGCTTTTAAAGACGTTATTCCTAAACGTGACAAATTTGTACAATTATCAATCAAGGTAAC